TTAAAAAACTTTGATGTAAAGTATATTCCCATTTAGAGTCATAACCTGCAGGTATGTTTTTTTCTACAGGTCTAACCTTCCTTGGTTTTCTATATCCTCGTTTCACACTATGTCTCTTAGTTCTATATTATTTAAGTTAATCAGTTTAGATTTTTTCTTAATGTTTTGAATAAACCACCTTTCTGTAAAAGAAGAAAGTCGTAAGTTTCTTTCATGATAAATATATTTTTCTAATGTTGGAAAAAAATCTTTAAAATTTTCTTTCGTTATTTCTTTAGCATCTTCTTCGGAAACTAAAGTATGTAACCATTGATACATCAGACTGTGTGCTTTCTTTTTAATTAACTTAGATTTACGTCTGTTCATAATGTTGCTGAATCATAGTTTTTAACTAATTTCCAATAAGTTAGTAAACTGTTAAACATTTCTTTGTGTTTTTTATGAGACTCTTCATCCCAAACAAAAGGTAAAACTAAACTGGTATCAGCTCTATCCACAAAGATAGAAACTCTTGTAGGTTCATCTACATTACAACCTTGTGCGTATGCTGACAACTGCATACCATGGTCGTCATACACTAACTTAGACGCTTCTTTACCAAATAAATTATCTTTAGTTTTAAAATCAATAAATATACCTGACTCAGAATACAAATCAATTTTACCACCATAACCTTGCGTAGCACAGAATGAATCTTCTGCTATCCAATCTTCATTAGGAAAAGTTTCATCTAACCAAGACTTAATAACTTTGTATGGTTTCGTTTGTGCTTTACCTTGAAATCCTTTTTCTATTTGAGCATGTATTTTAGTTCCTTGTTTAGCAGCATTTAAACCTACTTCTTTACCTGCATTCATACATTTACTAATATAGTTGGGGTCGTCATTATCTATTTCTCTTGATGCTAATAGTGCTTGTGTAATTTTCCAATTATCTAAAGAAGGTTTAGCAGACATACCAATAATGGTAGTAACAGAAGGAACAAGACCTAAAGACCTAGCGTCTCTAAGTGTAGTGTTTCTTTCTTTCCCATTAGCACCTATAAGAGTATACATAGGTTTACCCTCATGGTCATACCAATGTCCTGCTTCTGATGTGTAATTATTTTTTGTTGTCATTTTTTTTACTTTCTTTAAAAGCTTTGATTACGTCAGTTGAAAACAACTTCTGTAAATTAATTAAAAACATACGGCTTGCGTTGTTATCTCCACCCGATACAGTTTTGAATGTATCTAAATCATTTACAATTTTTTTCAAAGTATCTGTTTTAAAAACTAACGTACAGTATTCGTCTTTACCTATACATAGGTTATGAAACCAGTAATCAGCTTCTGTTGCTTTGATTCCAGAGGGTTTACCCCATGATTCATATTCGATACAAATATTTCCTGACTTCTGCCAAATATCTTTTTCTGATTTGACTTCAATCTTTTTATTTGTAAGCATGTCTGCTATTTTATCTTCACGTATTGTACCATACTTTAAATCAATATCAAACTTTTTTCTATCTTTTTTAGTGGGTTTCATTCCAACTGTCTCCTATTTTATACTCACCTGTTAGTGGGCATCTCATGTTAAAAAATTTACCTGCGTCTTCTATACATTTAACTGCTAACTCTCCTACGAATTCAGCCTGAGTTTCTTTTACTTCTATTTGCCATTCGTCATGTATGTTAGCAACAAATTTATAGTCTATTGAATTTAGCTTTAACAAGTTATCTAATAGTATTAAAGCTTTTTTCATTACAATTGCACCACCACCCTGTAATAAAGTATTAAGAGCTGAATGCTGATGTCTTAAAATTATTTTACGTCCGTCTAATCCTTTGAGATAACCCTTTGACGATGCTCTTTCAATTCTATCTGTAAGAGCCTTAAATGATGGGTTACTATCAAAAAACTGTTCTCTAAGTTGTTTACCTGCTCTTGAACTTCCTCCAATAATGCTTCCAAGTTTAGAATTTCCTGCTCCGTAGCATAAGGCATAGATGAAAGTTTTAGCCTGATTTCTTGATTTAAGTTTTGCAAGTCGTTGATTAGTTTCGTGTATGTCACCGTTGATAATTTCATTTGTATATCCTTCATCGTCCATGTAGTGTGCTAACATTCGTAGTTCTAAACTACTAGCATCAACACCTACTAATTTATTTTCTTTATTTACTATCCAACAACTTCTACATTCAGAACCATAAGGACTGTTTACGCTTGGAACTTGAGCCATGTTAGGATTTCTATGAGCCATTCTTCCTGTAATAGCTCCTGTAGAAATTACTGCTCCGTGTACTCGTTCATCATCACCTACTGCTTCAATCCAAGAATGTATCTGAGCAATCCTTTTTTGATACAATAAAAAATCTGCAATAAGTTTAGCTTCGTAAATATGTGTTATCTCTTTAAGAGTACCTTCATCAACTTTAGGTTGACCTGTAGGTGTAAATTGTTTTGGTTTCCATCCAAAATCTTGTAAGTATTCACCAATTTGTTTGCGAGAACCTAAGTTAAACTCTTGTAATCGTTGTCGCATGAATGGTTTAAATGGTCTTACCCCACTCATTATATCAGAATATTCCTGATTGGTCAATCCCTGTTTGGATAATTCTCCATTTTTTTTCTTACGAGGTATAACTTCTTTTTCGTCAACCCACCTTGGTTTAAAAGTTTTGTGTACTTCATCAACTGTTTCTTGTAATAATCTACCTAACTTACTCATAAGCAGGGTAGCTTTTTGCATATCAAATAGAAAACCATTGCGTTTTTGTTGACCTAGTATGTTTGTTACATCATGCTCAATACTAATACTTTCTTTGGAAAATCCTGATGCTTTTTCTTGTAAGAAATGATATAGTTTTTTATTAAGAGTTACATCTGTAATACAATACATTAACATATCATTTGTAAAATCTTTCCATTCAGGTGCTTTAGCTTTATGAAAGCCAAGTCTATACCCCCAAGACTCTAAACTGTGTCCACCATCTCTGCTAGGTTGAAATAACCTAGACAAAACTAAAGTATCTACAACTTTATTTGTATCATATAAATCTATACCTTTTAATTTTTTAATTACAGGAATATCAAACTCAATAATATTATGACCTATAAGTTTATTGGCTTGTTGTAAAAACTTTATTCCTTCATCTATTTGTTTGTTGTCAAATGTATGAACACAATCATGTTCATCTATTGCAACAATGCAATGAATAAGACTAGCATCAAGTCCGTCTGTTTCTATGTCAAAAACTAAATCCATAATATCTCCTAATTAAAATGGAACACTCAAATCTTCTGTACTACTATTTAGTAATTCATGGTCAGAGTATTCTGATAGTCTGCCAGTATCTTTATCATAAACCAAAGCAGTAGCCATACCAACATCACCTGTATACCTAGACTTTAAAACTCTAAGTCTTGTAGTACGAGACTCTAACTCGTCTTCTGATTGTTGGTCACGCTCCAAAGCTATAACACAATCAGATAACTGTGCGATAGCATTTGAACCTCTAAGGTGAGATAGACTTACACTAACTCCATTTTCATGTCCTTTATCTCCTTGTACTCTACGTAAGTGAGATACGAGTATGACTCCTGCTCCTGTTTCTTCAACTAAACTGCGTAGTCTAGTCATAATATTATCAATAGCTCTACGTTCATCACCTTCTGTAACAGAGCTAACTAACATATGTAAGTGGTCAACTACAACCCACTTGCAGTCACAACCTACAATGAGATATCTAAGTTTAGAAAAGATATCATCTAAGTCGTTTGTACCGAAATGTGCATGTAAGAATACTCTGTCATTACTAAATATTTTATCAAACATTTTTATTAACGTGTCTTCATCATACGTTTCTCTAACATTATCTATGTACAATCTAGCATTGGCTTCGATAGACATAATTCCGTCTACTGTACGTCTCCAGTCTTCTTCAAGTGCAATGATACCCACGTTGTCCTCAGTTTGATTAACGAGCCAATGTTCTATCTCTCTAGTAATAGAAGACTTACCAAGTCCTGTGCCACCAGTAAGAGTTATTAGTTCTCCTTGTCGCATACCAATAAGTTTTTTGTTAAGACCTTCCCAAGGATAAGGAACACTAGCTTTCTTGTCTCGTTTAAGAAATTCTTTTTGCTTTTCTGAAACTCGTATAATACCACTAGGAGTAAATACTTGAGCATCCCACCATGCCCTAGTAAATGCTTCATAGTTTTTACTACGTAACATATCATTAGGGTCTTTGAATCCTTCGGGTAGAGTAACTATTTTACACTTGTTTGGTTTGATAATCTTAGCTACTTCTTGTGCGTATTCCTGACCTGCTTGGTCTTTGTCAAAACAAAGTACTACATTATTAAAACTTTCTACGTACTCTAAACTTTCTTTGATATCTTTTACTGCTGATTGAGCACCACGTTTAATTGATACAACTGCCCACTTGCTACCAAGCAATTCGTATGCAGCCATAGCATCACACTCACCTTCTACAATCGTAAGATACTTACCACCTTCTTTAAATAGATGCTGACCAAACAATCCTGTGCCTTCAAAGTTTCCTTCTGTAACAAATCGTTTGTCTTTAACATATCTAATTTTGTGTGCAGTTAATTCGTTGTTGTTGTAATAAGGGTAGAGGTGCTGAGATAGCTCTCCAGTAGCATCGTACACAACCTTTACTCCATACTTTTTAGCAGTATCTGCAGATATATTTCTATCTGTAAGAGAAGCAAACATACCTCCATGAGATAGATTTGCAGGGGTTGATTGAGGTTTTGGTTTGTGTTCCACCGAGCGTACTCCTATGTTGTTTTTATTAGGTAAAAATTCTCCACAACTAAAACACTTTGTAGAGCCGTCTTCATTTAAAGACAATGCGTCTGAGCTACCACAAGTATTACAAGGTAGATGAAATTTTACAAACTTATTATTATCATTCATGTATGTTATCCATAAAAAAAGCTAGACATCTTGCACAGAAATGCCTAGCTTTAAGTTATTGTAACAATCTAATTATCTTCTGTGCTTACTTCATCAGATTGTTGAGGTGCATCAATATTATAGAGTTCTACAATTCTATTTGAAAAGAAGTTAATACCTGCTTGTAACTCTTCCAAGTCTAAAACAATATTAGCTTTCTTTTGGTTTAGTCTTTGTAGTCTTCCAAAGATTTGTTGACCTTCTTCTGGTAAGTCTTCGACAAACACTTGTACATCATCTATAGTAATAAATGGTTTACTAGGGTCAAAGTCTTGTTTTACTTCTTCCTGTTTAGCCACATTAAAACTCCTCTCCGTCTCCAAAGGGGTCAATCTCTGACCCGTCTGCTGACGTAACTTGCACAAGGTCTAGCACTTGCATGGCTTTGAAATCTAAACCTTTACCTGCTTTGCCCTGCCAAGTCCAATCGTATTCGTTATATTGTACTCGTACTGTAGAACCATTACCTACCATGTCGTCAATGAGTTCTTTGTTGGCATTATAAAGCTTTGGTGCTTTACGTACCATACCATTTGGTCCATTAACTTTTCTTTTTATAGTGATAGCTTTTCCTACTGGTATAGGGTTACCACTTGAGTCTTTAACTGTTAAGTCTTTAACTCTGTGACCTGACGATTGAAACTCAGATGCAGTCTCCTCGTCAACTACTAAGTCTACTGAATAGACTGGCTCGAATGTAGTGTTGGGAGTAGTCACACTTGCCCAATACGCTTTTCCTTCTACTAATGCCATATGTTTTCTCCTATTTGGCTTGATTGTTGATGTGATGTATTATACTCCCTTCTTCATTTGTTGTCAAGCAATTTTTGAAGAAAGTTTATAATACCTGATTGTTCAGACGCAGGAACATGAACAACAAAAAGTTTACTATTTTCATTATACTCGTTTATATAGCAATCTTCATTCTCGTACATAATTTTACCATTATCTAAACAAAAATTATCCCAATCGTTAAATTGGGTTTGAGTTAAAATAAATGTTTCCATATTAATTTCCTAATAATTTTAATTTAACAGCACAATTTGAAACTGTGCCTGAACTTTTAAAAGAATCTAAATAAGATTGTATTCCTCTTTTAAGTTTGTTAGGAACATACCCCTCATATCTTACATTAGTTATATTAGAATTTTTAACATCATAAATAACTGTGAAAGTATAGTCTCTCCTTAAATAAATATCTTCAATAAAAGGTAAAAGATTTCTATTTGGAGTAGGGCAAGAAGCAGTAGTTATCTTGACTGTTGATACTTCGACAGGCATTTCGGGTACGACAGGAGCTTCTAAAACTTCTTGCTCTGGTAGAGTTTGAGGTGGGGTTTCCTCATTCTCTTTAGTTATTGAAGGAGCAGGAGTGCTTTGCAAGTCCTGTATTCGGTCTTCTTCTATAACTAATTCTTCTTCAACTCTTTGTGGTTGAGTATCAAAAAACATTTCATAAAAAGATTCAGAAGAATTTTGAACATCTTTTAAATCTTCTTTAAGTTCTTCTAATTGTATTGAAATATAGTTTATTTGATTGTTATTGTTACTAATATCTTTAATATTTTTATCAAGATAATTTGATATTGTTATTAAATCATTATTTAATTTATTAATTTTTTCAAATTGTTTATTTTGATATTGCTTTTCTTGTATGATTGTATTTACAAACCAACCAAAAAATATTAAATAAGCTCCAATATATATGTAATCTTTTCTTTTCATTGTTGTGTCCTCTTTTTAATTCTTTTGAGTTTACCTCTCCAGTTTTTTTTCCAAACCTCGATTGTACCATTTTTAAAGTGTACTGTCAAGACCCCATTGTTGGCATGTAGAGCAGTTATAGTATCTCTTGCTTGTTGCTCTGCATACATTTCATGTATGTCATACTCTGTCATTATTCTTCCTTATGTTTAACTGAATATAACAATGGTCGCATATCAGTTACGATTTGTGTCAGGTAGTTTAATACTTCTTCGTCTGTAGGGTGAGTAAAAGACTTTATCGTAATAGTTATTTCATAAGGTTGTTGAACACCATGCCACTCAGCAACTTTATTAAAGTAAAATTTTCTATGCTCGTCAATAAAAGTATCATTCCCCTCAAAACCTTCAAAGTCTCCAAAAAATCCTGTAGGTTCTAGCTCTCTAATATGCTCAGCAGAGCCATAAGTAAATTGTATTGGTTTTCGTTGTTTAATTGCTTCTATAACATCTAGTGTTGCTTGTGATACGTCAATCATTTTCCTTGCCCTCTATATTTTTTAAATGTTTGTTTCTTTCTTTTAGGCATAGTCGAAGTAGCTACGTTTCCTCTACCAATATGCGTTTTTTTTCCTCTTGAACCTGTAACTGATTCGTGAGCTATCTTTCCTCTGTTTATTCTTAATGCCATGTGTCAAATCCTCTTGGTTCAAAGTCTATTGCTTCTTGTACTTCCTCTATAGTTAGAGTAGGAGCTATACTATTCCCCTCACTATCTACTCCTAAGATTAAACCATTCCCTGCTAAAGTTTGAGAATAAGTATCACCATGATAAGTAAAGAACAGTTGGTCTTCTACAAATAAACCTTCATCATCTACATAGATGCCATTGGTATTATCAATTCTAACTACGTCAAAAGTAGCACAATCAACTAACTCATAAATATTTTTAAGAGTATCGTCATGTTCTACCTCTCTGACTTCTTCTTTTTTTACATCAATTAATATTGCTTTCATATTTCTCCTTATGTCATTGTTAATAATCTTTCTTTCTCAGCTAGAGCCATAAACTCTAAATCTTTTGAAGAGTATGCTGATGTGCAATGAGTTTGTAAAAATGCAAACGCTTCACCTAAGATAACTAAGTGTTCTTGTACATAAAACTCGTCAAACTCACCAACTATTCT